GCGGATAAAGAGTGAAAGTAGTATTAACTGGCTCTCGTGGCTATGTAGGAACAGCAACAAAAGAATTGTTGGAAGACTCTGGCTATGAAGTAATTGAGATAGATAAAAAAATAGGCAGAAATACGATGTATATCTTTACTTATCTTATTAATCATAAACCAAATGCAATTATTCATTTATCAGCCAAAAAATCTATTCCTGAATCTAAGAAAAAACCTTGGGCTTATTATTTTAATAATGTGTTATCTACCTTATTAGTTGCAATTGTGGCTAAGGTGTCATCTATACCAGTGGTTTTTGCGTCCTCTGCAGCCGTTTATAGCCCTTATAACCCTTATGCTAAGGCAAAGGTATGGGAAGAAAGACTATTAGGCCTCATTTGCCCTTCAGTGGCCGTTTTAAGGTATTTTAATATTGTAGGTAGAACGTCAACAGTTAAAGATATTGGATCAACAAATTTATTTTCAATAATTTCACGGAATCCAAAAATAACAATTAACAGTATTAGTTCTACTAGAGATTATGTACATGTTTTAGATATAGCCAGAGCAAATGTCATGGCAATGGAACATCTACAAAGTAATGGTTCATTCACAACAGATATATTTACTGGAGAAGCCAGAACATTAATTGATGTAATGAAAGAATACAAGGTTAATGGATTAACAGTTGATTACACAGTATTAGGTTTAGATGATGCATCTACTATTCCTACCTTAGATAATAGGGCTATCTTTGGATGGAAACCAAAATACACATTTAAACAAGCAATTAAGTCAGAAATCAAGGAGAAATAAATGACACCAAATGACTGGGCAGCAATCGCAGTTGCAGCCACATCCCTAATAGGAGCCCTAGCAATGGCAGTACGACACTTAGTAAAGCACTATTTGTCTGAACTTAGACCCAATTCTGGAACAAGCATCAAGGACCAAATTTCTAGGCTAGAAGACAGGGTAGATCAAATTATGATTCTTCTTATAGAATCTAATAAACCAAAAAAGAAAAGAGTTAAAAATGAAGAAAACACCACCAGCAACCAATAAAGATAAAGCAATAGCCGTAGCACAATCATGGCTAAGAGCATCTGCAGCAGCAGTTCTTGCTCTTTATTTATCAGGAATTACAGATCCAAAGGTTTTAGCAAATGCATTTCTAGCAGGTTTAGCAGGCCCAGCATTAAAGGCTCTACAACCATCTGAGAAGCAGTTTGGCATAAAAAAATAAGACTGTTTTATTTTTGTGATAAACTTTAAGCATGATAAGTTATCAACAGGCCTACAAAGATGGATATGAATTTGCAAGGCTTGAACTTTTAGAAAACATATCCAAACTTGAACAGAAAGATCTAGATGATTGGACAGTTAATCATCTTTGTGAAATGATTGAAGGTAATCAACTCTGATGACTGAATGGCTTAAGTGTGATCAGTGTGCAGCCCAAGCAATTTGGGAAGCAAAGAAAGACCAATCTTCTCTTTATTTTTGTGGACACCATAAGAATAAACAGGGTGAGCCTCTTGTAGACTGGGCTCAAGAAATGATAAAACTACTTAAAGAAGAAAAACAACTAACAATTTAAGGAGGTAAATATAACCAATTTGTAGGGGTAAAACCAAACAAAGGAGATATTTATTAAGCAAAAACGCAAGTTGTGGCAAAAACTTTTAATAGTCTGTTTACTAGGATTATTAATTCAATTAAATATAACAAATAAAGAAACATTAACACAGGCAATAGCCTACAAAGACAGGCCGCCTCTAATGCAGGTAAATGCTAAAGAGGTAGCAGAAGAGTTGCTAAATCCAAAGCAGTATCAATGTCTAACTAAACTAATAGGCAAAGAGTCCGCTTGGAGAGAGAATGCTCAAAACCCAATCTCTTCGGCAAGTGGAATAGGACAGTTACTGGATTCTACATACTCTAGGTTAGGTATGGAAAAATCTGATTCAGGTGTATCACAATTAGTGGCTACCCTATCTTATATCCATAGAAGGCATGTCACACCATGTGGGGCGTGGACACATTTTAAAAATAAAGGATGGTACTGAGATGACAGATAGAAATCAAGAGTTAGCAAATTCATTGGAGTTTGTTGAAAAATATTCTCTTGACGAAAACGGAGAACCAATAATAGTTAAAGTTTATTGACAGGTCTTTTCAGTCCTGATATACTGATAATCTATGATCACCTCCGTTGATTTCATAGGTATAAGAAGTTCTGGTTTTTTAACTCCCGTTTTAAGCCAGGACTTCTTTTTTTTATGCCCACTTGCTTTTTTAAATATAGTCATGGTACACTGTTGTTACTGGAAGAATGCGTTTGGAGATTGTATCAAGGGTCGCACCAGCCAATAGACGGAAAGTTTTACTTTTCTGAATTGATAATTCTTAACCTTAAAGGGTTAGGGTTCCAATTCTGGAAAGTAACTAAAAGAGAAAAACGGGTAAATAAAACAAATGAGTAAAATGTATAAGGCAAGAACAACAACTATTGTTCAAACTAATAATGCTACAAGAAGATCTAGAAACCAAAGCACTAATAAGGTTTTTCCAGTTACAGTAACTTACAAAGAACCAGATCCAACATTTTTACTTGAATACGAAGCATCTTTAGCAAATAGACATGCTGTTGGACCTAAAGGTGGAAAGTTAAGAAAACGCAAGTCCACAAGGGCTGATGGAACAAATCCTAGAGCCAAAGGTACAAACCCAAGAGCAAAGGCACTATGACCAAAAAACCATACGAACCAAAAATTATTAGTAATTTCTATCGTACAAATAAAATGGAAGATTTAATCGCCATGTCTGATGAAGAAAGAGATATTAGGATTGATCAGTATCTTGATAAATATATTAAATCTTGGGAAAGTAGAAACAGAGGACAAAACCTTCCTAGCATCCCATCTGCTACAATTAACATGATAAGAAACAAAAGAGTAAAAAATGGATAGATATCCAAGAAGACATTTTTTGAACACAATAGGTCAGAAGCATTACACAAGGAAACGGGGCAAAAAAATGAACGATTCAGTACAAGAGGCAGTAGATGCTCTTAAATCAGCAATAGATAAACTTGCTAACATTATTAATAAAATGAGTAAAAACTCATGAGATTCCACGTCATAGCACTTCCACACACCCAAGTAACACAAGACTATTTTCACTGCGCTTATACGGCCAAGGTACATGGTTTTGTAAGAATGATGCGTTCTCTTGGACATGAGGTTTTTTTATATGCGGGGGAAGAAACTACATCTGATCCAACAGAATTAATTACCTGTATCTCAGAAGAACAAAGAGCACAAGCAGTTGGAAACAATCATTTTACAAGCACCTCATTTGATAATACTTTGCCTCATTGGCAAACTTTTAATGGTAATGCAATTAAAGAAATAGCCAAGCGTATTGAGAAGAAAGACTTTATTTGTATAATTGGTGGACTTGCTCAGAAGCCTGTTGCTGATGCTTTCCCACAACATATTAGTTGCGAATTTGGAATTGGGTATTCAGGAACATTTGCCAAGTACAAGGTTTATGAAAGCCATACATGGAGAGCAGCATGTTCTGCACAATGGAAGAATGCAGCATCTGTAGATATTAATTTATTTGATACCGTAATTAACGGATATTATGATATTCACAATTTTTCAATGGACTTAGAAAAAGAAGATTACTATGTTTACTTGGGTCGTATGACTCAGCGCAAGGGTGTAGATATCGCAGCAGAAGCCTGTAAAGCAGCAGGAGTTAAATTAATTTTTGCGGGATCAGGAGACTACATTCCGTCTTATGGAGAATACATAGGGTCAGTTAATGCATACGACAGAAAAGCATTACTTGGTAAAGCAATTGCCTCATTTAGTCCTACAACATATTTAGAGCCTTTCTGTAATTCACACATTGAATCTCTTGCTTCTGGCACACCAGTAATTTCCACAGATTTTGGAATATTTAGCGAGACAATTAAGAATGGTTTTAACGGCTATCGTTGTAATACTTTATCTGAGTTTGTTAAGGCAATTGAAAATGTTAAAACTCTTGATCATAGAGCAATAGCCACAGATGCTTATGTAAATTATTCTATGGATGTAATTAGATATAAATACGATAAATACTTTAATAGATTGTTAACACTTTGGGGTTCTGGATGGTATCAACTATGAAAATGTGTACTAAATGCAAAATAGAGTTTCCTCATACAGTAGAGCATTTTGCGGTAGATAAGCGTGGTAAAAATGGATTAGCATCATGGTGTAGATCCTGTTTTAATAAAAAAACAAGGGACTGGCAAAAAGCAAACTCTAGTAGACATCTAAATAATGTCAGTAAATGGAGAAAGGCAAATCCATATAATGTTAGAAAAGCATCATTAAAAAGAGCAAACTTTACACCAGAAATATATGATGCTATGTTTAAGTATCAAAATGGATTGTGTGCTTTATGTGGTACAGATACTCCTGGCGGAATGAATAATGTGTTAAATGCTGATCATGATCATAATACTGGTAAGCCAAGAGGCTTGTTATGCTGGGTCTGCAATAGCACTTTAGGTAAAATTGAACTTAAACCTGCAGAGTGGATAGATAAAGCCAAAAAATATATAGAACAAGGTGGTATCAACTCTAATGCCTGAGTTAAACGCAAACATACCACCGATTGAGTGCTATGTACGAGGTAATTTCTTACGCAATCAAGAAGATAGCCACGATAAATATTTTCCTTGTGTAATATTTGGTGTTGCTAGTTTAAAAGGCAGATCGCCTCTATTTCATTTTATGATGGAAGATGGTGGTCTTTGGTGGAGAATGCCTATAAATGCTTTCTGTACAAAACCAGGAGTACCAGAAGAACCTTTGTATAATCTTGTGTTATGGAACTGCTTCTCATCACACATATCTGTAACTAAATTTGAGAACTTAAACAATCTAAAGATGTCTTATATTGACAGAGAAAAGAAAAACATAAAGGGCAATTACCTTTTTACCTTAGATCATCACAGCCCTGATAGCAATGTTTTAGACGATGGCTATAGTGAGTCGCCTGGTCAACATAAGTGTTTCCACATTATTGAGAGGGAAGACGGAAATTTTGCAGCCCAACCTAATAATCGTATAAAGGTATATGAACCTTCATTTGTAACTAAGAAGGATCTAGTAATACAAAGACTGATAAATACAAATAAGTGGGATGTAGAAAAATACGACAAGTGGGTCCTTGAAGACTCAAATGCGTATGACTATGATATTAAGGAGCAATCATGAGTAATAAAACATGCAAGATATGTCAGGAAAGATATCCTGCTACTACAGAGTATTTTTATAAAGATAGAGACTATTTAAGATCTTCCTGCAAGTCCTGCCATATAAAAGTAATCAGAAAATATCAATCTCTCTCAGCAAATTCTCAGGATATTGTTACCAAAACGTTACAATAAAAAGACCATATTTGTTGCATTATAACAATACATGTGCTACAATTATTATATACAGCAGAGATGTTGTAAATACTAATAAAAAGGGAGTAAGAAATGAATACAGAAAATATGAACGCAGTCATCTGCGTATACTGCGAAACAATAATTGCAGACAAGATGGACTATACACAGACTATGGCTTGCCTAGACTGTAATGAATATAAGGGCATCACAACCGTTGGTGAATATTTGCAGGAATACGGAATGGTGAATGCATAATGACTATGATAAATAAAGACATACTAATAAGAAAATATGTAAACGATGAGGTAGTCGTTAATAGGTTTAAATCATACTTAGAAGAGCAACCAGACGGATGTATTGTTTGGACAGGATACAGAACAGATAAAGGTTATGGCCTATTTAATCTTCCTAACGGCACAGTTAGGGCACATAGGCTTGCCTATGCTATCTATTACGGCGTTGACAAATTGCCTGCTGGTACAGATAAGACACAGAAGAGAAAAGTTGTTCATCATAAGTGTGAGAACAAGGCTTGCTCAAATCCATTACACTTAGAAGCAGTAACCGATAGATTTAATTTAGGGATAACTAATGACAAAAATATGTTCTAGATGCAAAGATGTAAAAGATTTAGTTGCTTTTTATAAGAAGACAGCCTTAAGACCAAATGATGATGGCTATGACTATTACTGCAAGGTATGTCGTAACAAGTCAACATATAAGTCATGGAACAACAATAAGTCTAAATGTGCAGAAGAAGGTTGCAGTAAACCAAATTATAGTCGTAGCGTATGTAGGGTACACTATAATAAGATATTGCTACATAAAAAGAGAAAAGAGAACTTAAGGGCAAAGTTGCAATCTTATCCACCACAAGGAGCAGACAACGCATAATGGAACTCAGGGAATGCTCTACATGTTGTATTTCAAAGCCATTAACTCTGGAATATTTTGTTAAAAACAGAGGATCAAGACTTGGCTATGCGACACAGTGTAAAGTTTGCCAGAAATCATATTATCAGGAATGGTATAAAAAGAACAAGAAATACGGCATGTATAAACAGAAATCTGTTACACTTGCTCAAAGAGGAGGAGGCGGTTTGCATACAATAAAGACGGAAGATCCAGAGGAACAAAAACAACGGCTATCTCGTGCCTATGAGTATATATATCGTAATGCCTTTAATACTTATATAGATCCTGAGCGATTACAAAGAATAGTAAATGACGACACATAAGGTCTATTTTTGTACCAAATGCAATGCAGCAGTAAAGGATGAGATAAAGTGTCTTGTCTGTGGAAGAACCCAACTAGAAATAGGTTGGATAGAGATTAATAAAAAGGGAGAACAATGAGTATATTATGGTTAGTGTTAACAGTAGCGATGGCTTCGTTATTAGGAAGAAGTATGATTATCTGGGGTTTTCTTGGTTATGCCATTGGTTGGCCTGCAATGATAATCTTATTAATGTTTGGCATGAAAGCAAAGACTTGGGAAAATAGATTAAGTGCATTGCAAGACATAATAGATAAAGTAAAAGAAGAGAGTAAGCCAAAGGAATACAAGGACTTTAACAATGTCCAAGATTTATTTAGTCAATTAGATAAAAAATAAAGGGGCAATGGTGGAATCTAAACTAACTAAAGAACAAGCAAAGCATCTAAGAGATAACCTTGCTGAGATTCCTTCATTACAAATAGACGCAAAGAATTTCCTGGTTCCAGGTAGAACTGGTTCAGGATCTCCTACTAACGAAAGATCAATAGGCTTTAATGTCTCAGCAATGGATTACTCCATGGCTACAGATATATTGTCTGTGCTTCATAAACATGAGGCAGTCATTCGTAGAGGTAGGAATTTAACTCCGCCAGCCCTGCTTAGGAAGAAGTCAAGCATTGATCATGAGGTTGCTGCAACAGTCTCATTTCATCTATCGCATTTAGACTGGACTCTGCAGCAGGACTGGGTTGTAGATTTTGCGGGAGAAGTCAAAGAACTCCACTCAAAAGGACTATCAGTAACAAAGAGATTCATAGATAAACCAAGAAGGATTCCATGTCCTACAGATGGCTGTAAGTCTCACATAGTTATTGATATAGAAAACCTTTTACAGGGAGTAACCTGTCATAAATGCAGGACATCTTGGACAATATATAGATTATTAGGTTTGGCCATGAACAATCCAAATAGAACATTCTGGTTAGATATAGATGCTATCTGCCTATGGATGAACATGTCTAAAATACAAGTTAACAAGATAGTTAAAGAACATAAGGTGCCAACAAAGAATGGTCTTTATGATATCTCTGCTATTGCTAAAGCAAGAAAATTGGTTTGACTAATCTATCAATAACATGTATAATGTAGTTAACTGTGCGGAGCCTGCCCAAAATCTTGCGGGACTCAAAATAATACCAATCAATCCCAATAAAGGAACATATGTATAACATAACTTTAATGATGGGACCATGTCAAGTAGGTCTAGAAACAGATGAAAGATTATCCTTTGATGCCATAGATTCCCTATTAAACAGGGGATCATTAACAGTATTAACATTGTTCAATGCTCATATGGGTGCTATGGTCCAGTATGAGAACTACGATAATGATACTGAGTGCGAGGTATGTGATACCGTAAAGAAAGATAAAGATTAATTATAAAGGTTTGATCCATATTAATTATGAGGGTTTGATATAAATGAAATTCATGAGACCATGTTCAGGATGTGGAATTTTAGTAAGACAGTCCAGGTGCCACCAATGTACCCGTCTGCAGACACTCCGTAACCCCAGAAGACGACACAATAAATATAATTATGAATGGCAAAAGATGTCAAAATTAGCAAGACAACTACAGCCATGGTGCACTAAATGTGGCAGCAATACGGATCTAACTGCAGATCATATTTTATCCCTGGCACAGGGGGGCCTCAATACCCTTGATAATATTTCTGTTTTATGTAGAAAGTGCAATTCCTCAAAAGGATAAAATATAAAATAGGGTAGAAACCCCTGCCCCCATCGGCATTTACCCCGTATGGGTGTTTTTCTGCGCTCAAAAATTATTTGTATACCCTGGCTGCCCCATTCTGTATAATATAGCGATATTATCAGATTTGGGACATTTAGGACAAATGGTACAAAACGGACATTCATGCACACAGAATGTGCAACTTAGACGAAGGAAAAAAAAATATGGCGCAGCCAACAGCGGGAAGACCGCCAAAGCCTAATGAATTAAAGAGACTTATTGGAAATCCAGGGGGAAGACCTTTGCCTGACTTAAATACGATTACGCATTTGCCTATGGCAATAGAAATACCACCAGCACCAGAAAATCTTGGACAGTCTGGATTAGATTTATGGAATCGTTGTTGGGGTGTGGGTATAACTTGGCTTAGTCCTGTTAGTGATATTGAGGCTATTAAAAATGCATCTTATCTGGCTGATGCCAATGAAGCAGCAAGAGCAAGATATATGGTTTCTACAGAGCCTGCTGATGCAAAAGCCTATGTTGCAATCAACAAAGCGTTTACAGATTCTCTGACCTCTCTGGCATTTGATCCAGTTTCTAGATCTCGTTTAGGGGTAGCAGAGGTAAGAGCAGCAACTTCAATTGATAAATTATTAGAAAAAAGACAAAATCGTGCTAAAATGGTTTTTGAGGAAGACACAGAAAACAAGGGGCAATAATGGATAAGGTAGCAATTAACGACATAGGTACAGCAGAAGACTTTCTAAGGGCAATAGATGAATCCATGAAAAATTATTCTTGTGGAGATCTTGTCCAAGGCGTAGTAGTTCAAATTGATCGTGAAGGAATATTTCTTGATATTGGCTCTAAGGCAGAAGGCTTTATTCCTAAAAGAGAAATATCAGCAAAAACAGATTTTGAGATTACCGACATCGTTTCAATTGGTCAGGCACTAGAGGCTACAGTCAAACACATAGATGAAGAAGGACAATATCTACTATCTATGAAAGAAGCAGAAGTAAAAATGCTGTGGAATACGATAGAGGCTGTATTTAATTCTGAGGACAAGATTGTATCTGGTAAAGTTGTCAAGATTATTAAGGGTGGCATGATTGTTGATATTGGATTAAAGGCATTTCTACCCCTGTCTCAATCTGGCCTATATAGAACAGAAGATCCTCACACATATATTGGTCAAACCATAGAAGCCAAAATTATTCAATTTGAAAAAGATAAAAATATTGTTATTTCTCGCAAGGCCATTATGCAAGAAGAAATCAAGCAAGACAAAATGATTCACCTTAGCAAATTGCAAATAGGTCAAGAACATACAGGAAAAGTTTCAGGTGTTATTAATTTTGGAGTATTTGTTGATATTGGCCTAACCTCTGGACTTATTCATAAATCTAAGATGGGTGCATACACTCCTGAACAGTTTACTGTTGGCGATGATGTGAATGTAACAATTTTAGAAATTGATTTTGATAAGGATAGGCTCTCGTTAGCATTTAAGGGTTAAGTATGGAGACTAAAGTACAGAATTGGCCTCCAGCCTACTTATCCCCTGTTTCAAACATTGAACTAGCAAATAGTCGTGGCTATGACATTATTGATTTTGCTGAGACATTGTGTCGTGTTACAGAAGATTCTATTGCTGGAAATGTTGGAGATAAGTTAGTCCTACGCCCCTGGCAAAAAGAATTATTGCTAAATTTATATGCAGAAGATGAGAATGGCCTTCTAAAACATCGTCGTGCTTTAATTGGTATACCTCGCAAGGCTGGTAAGTCAGCCCTTCTTTCTACCTTAGTCCTTGAGCAGTTATTGCTTGGAGTAAATGGTGGTCAAATTTATTCTTGTGCGGCAGATAAAGAACAAGCAAAAATTATTTTTAAAACGGTAAAGAGAATGGTTGAACTAGAACCAGAGTTATCATCAGTACTACAAACCTTCAGAGATGTTATATATAATCCTGGAACAGGTACAGTTTATAGAGCCTTGTCTTCAGAAGCCTTTACAAAAGAAGGTTTGAACTCTACATTTGTAGCCTTTGATGAATTACATAGTCAGCCTAATAGAGAACTATATGACACTATGTCACTATCTATGGGTGCTCGTTTAGAGCCAATGCTTGTAGCAATTACTACCGCTGGATCCAAATACGACTCTTCTGGCAAAGAATCTCTTTGTTATCAAATGTATCAAAGAGGAGTTCAATTATCAAAGGGTGAAGTAGAAGATCCTTCCTTCTTTTTTGCCTGGTATCAAGGCGATGAAAAACTTAATTACAAAGACGAAGATAATTGGAAGATTGCCAATCCATCATATGGCGATATCCTATCTTCAGAAGATATGAAATCAGCATCTCTATTGACTCCAGAGTCTGAATTTCGCACTAAAAGACTTAATTTATGGACAGATACTGGACAAACATGGATACCAAGTGATGTTTGGGAAGATCTAACCCTTAAAGATAGACAGCAAATTCCTGGTGAAGATGTGGTTATTGGGTTTGATGGATCATTTAATGGTGATGCAACTGCTATAGTTGCTTGGTTCTTAGGTGGAGAAAAACCTCATTTAGACATTTTAGGAATCTGGGAAAGACCTATAAACGCTGATCAAAATTGGTTTATTCCAGTTGCTGAAGTTGAATCGTGTATAATAGATGCATATAGAAATCCAAACTACAGTGTTAAAGAAATTGTTTTTGATCCTGCTAGATATTCTAGAACTTTTATGCTTTTTGATGAGGAGGGAATGCCTGTAGTGAGTTATCCTAATACTGCAGAACGCATGGTTCCTTCTACAGCAAAGTTTTATGAAGCAATCATGAATAGATCATTTACTCATTCTGGCCATGAGGCCCTAAATAGACATGTTGCTAATGCAATGACAAAAACTTCTTCAAGAGGTTTGATGATTCAGAAGGCAAATAGTAAGAAAAAGATAGATGCCTGCGTAGCAGCAATTTTCTCTTATGATAGAGCCACAGTTCCAGTAGCACCAAAAATAGTAGCAAGATTTCATTCATTATAAAATAATAAGGAGCAACATGAAAATAAAAAAGCCTAAGATAGACTGGACACTCTTAACAGAAATTGTTGGTGTGTCTCTTACTACATATGGCTTATTTTTAATTTTTCCTCCTATGAGTTTTATTGCACTTGGGGCATTTTTAGTTTATGTGACGGAAAAGGAATAAAATGACAGCAGGTATATATAACTTTACAATAGATCAAGGCGCTCAGTACACCACAACAATTGTATGGGCAAACTCTGCTGGTGTTCCAATTGACCTAACTGGTTACACCGCTGCAATGCAATTGCGTGAGCAGGCTGCTTCCCCAAACCCTTCTGCTTTAAATTTAACTTCTTCTAATGGAGGAATTGTTATTACTCCAGGAACTGGATCAATGTTAATTACAATGACCGCTGCTCAAACAGGAGCCCTTTCTGCAAGATTTTATGTTTATGATTTAGAACTCACTCTTGGCTCAGTTGTGACAAGAATAATACAAGGACAGATCACAGTATCTGCACAGGTGACTCAATAATGGCTGCTAATCAAGTTATAGTAAATGAAACCAACAACACAGTTACAGTGCTTGATGGTCCACAAGGCGCAACTGGCGCAACAGGTTCTACAGGCCCTACAGGGGCTACAGGAGCCACTGGAATTACAGGAGTAACTGGACCAAGTGGAGCCACAGGTGTAACAGGCCCTAATGGCGCAACAGGCGCTACTGGCCCAACAGGTTCAACAGGAGCCACAGGTGCTACAGGTCCTACAGGCGTAGGCACCACAGGCGCTACTGGCCCAACAGGTTCAACAGGTGTAACTGGAGATACAGGACCGACAGGTCCCACAGGTGTTACTGGTGCAGCAAGTACAGTTCCTGGACCAACAGGTCCGACAGGAGCCACAGGACCAACAGGCGTAGGCACCACAGGTGCCACAGGTGCCACAGGTGTTACTGGCGATACAGGTGCCACAGGTGCCACAGGAGTTACTGG